AATTTGTCGAGCAATATTCGCCTTCTGTAGTTTTGCTAATTCGACCTGAATGTATCGCGGGTCAGCACCTTCTAACCGCCGATAAGTCCCCAACATATCCCGTGAGATTTGGTTAAAAGACTCGTCTAGCGATCGCCGCATGACCGCCATCTGTTCATCAGTCAGCCCATCAACAGCGGCAAGGGTGCGATCCGTAATATCAAGCCAGTCTTTTGCCGCCATTAATTCAGGGTAATATGCCTATTAAAAGCCGTTAATAATGATTGAAGTTCAGAGGAGATCGCCAATTTTCATGATAGGGTTGCCGCCTTTTCAAAAAGCTCAGTAATATCCGATTCGGTTAATCCCAGACCCGCCGAGATTGATTGAATTAAAGAGTCATCCTTGCGCCAAATTGTGGCATCTTTCCAGTTAATTTGTGCAGGAATATCCATACTGTCAATTGTGTTTTGAATTGTCGTGTATAAGCCCATTTCATACAAGGCTAATTTGGCGCGGCGGGAATCAATTTCAGTGATTGGTTCAGGTTCTGGGATAACGGGCGGATTTGGATCAATCCAGTTTCCCCCGTCACGAATCCAACCCACACTAACGTACTTCTCGTAAGGAACGACGAAGTATTCTTGTCCTTCAAGGGGTTCGGACTGTGGCTCCCCCGAAGCAATGTTGATGATGATTTCGTTTTCAATAATTAAGGTTTTATTCATCTTTCCCTCTGGTTTTTCCAGCACTGCCACCCGACTCTGTAGAAACAATATCTATATTTTCGCAACGCCACCGCCGCCAACTGACTTAATTTCAATTGAGAAGGAAGTTTTCGTAACCATCATTTCTTTTTTCATTGTTTTGTCCAGTTAAGCATATTCATAAATAACAATGACCCCGGGACCGCCTGAGCCACCTGTACGAGTAACCGAAGCAATTAGTGTTTGCAAAGCCCCTGAGCCACCCCCACCATAACAGAGAGCATTGGAGCCATTTCCAGATGTCCCAGTTAACTGGCCTCCGCCATAGTATCCGGGGATTGTTACAGGATAAGAGATAAAACTCCCATTTAGCCATCGCCCAATTCCACCTCTCCCGCCACTATAGTTAAAAACGTTGCCATCAGTCGGGGGGGTTGGCATAGTGGGGGTACTCACAACCCCAGTCGCACTATTTGCAGATCCTTGTCCGTTCCCCCCACCCTCAGCGGTGAGAGTCCCAAGAACAGAACCAACAAAAGTGGTATTTCCTCCCACTGTCCCGTCAGCGTTACCAACACCTCCAATGCCACCAGCACCGATTGTGTAAGTAAAAGTTTGATTCATATCAGTCAACCAGTAGCCGATTGTGTTTGCTGGTCCACCACTGGCACCCATTGCCAATTGTCCCGCCGTACCATTGTGGGAGCAACCACCACCACCACCACCACCACCTGTAATTTCAAGATAAGCCGCACGGGGGACAACAGTCGGGACATAACTTGCTGCAACGCCTGTGGTAAGTGTGCGGATATTTAGTAGGCGATAGCCTGCAATGTCTTGGGTAATTTGCGCGGGGGTTCGACTGACCCACGCCCCAGATTTACGCTGTAAAAAGTCATTATCTGAAGGCGTTAAGGCTGCGATCGCCGCCAAATCTGCATCTAGAGTCTTAAAGTTTCCAACGAACCACCCCGTTGTCGCCGATGTCGCTTGAAAAACGGGGGCATAAATTGTGCCGGGGGTTGTCCCAATGCCGCCACCATTTTGAATGAAATAAGTAGAGCCACCGACTAAGCCAGACAGCCCAACGCAACGCCCAACAGAGATAGTAAATGTATCAGACGAGGGAACGGTGGTAACAATGCCGATCGCCACCGCTGTAGAAAAACTAGCCGCATTGCTTTTAACCCAGTTTGCGCCGTTATGGTAAACCGGATCCTTGGGACTAAATCCGTGGGCGACTTGCTCAACGTCGAGGGCTAAGGTGTTGATTGAGCCAGCTCCCGTGATTGCTTCAATCTGCGCTTTAAGGTAGGCATCCCGATCCACTAACTCTTTTAATTGAGCATTTGGGTAGCTGTAAGGAGGATCGCCGCCTAATATCTGAGTTGTTGTTTCTACCTGAGTGACTGGCGGAAAGCTGCCAGATTCTTCGGAAATTGTAGCCATAAGCCCTCGTTAATTACCTTTTAGTCCGTCTGCAATTTCGGAGCCATCGCAAAGGACGGAGCCATCGCAGACGAGTAAATTTACTTGCAAAATTCGGCGTGATCGTTCGTTTTTCCAAGCGTCAATCAGCCGCCCCACAAGCTCAAATTGAGAACCATCCGGTTCGGTCTCAAAGCTGACAATAAATCGATCCCATTTTTTCCCATTGCAAACTTCTGCGCCATTGCAGATCACCGAACCGTCACACACCAAGGGGGGATTTTCTTCAAATGAAATGCCTCCGAGTCCCAACACTTCAAAAACCAAGGCGATCGCCGCCGGAGTCCCTGCCAATCGATGCAATTGAAGAGCATTTTTTAACAGCGATCGCTTCTTTGCGAGGGTGTCAGCCAATGACCAGCCCTTATCCCCAAACACATCTAATTCCTGCGCCAAATGGGGCAAGATCGATTCGTCAAGGTTGTCGATATCCCACTTAGCAAGGGGGTCTAGGTTTTGGCACAGCGTAAAAGTTTTGATGATGTGCCAGAACGATTCAAACCTTGTCCCTCGGAAAACGGGCGTTAAATAGGTGGGGTCAACGGGGCAATCGTTACTCATTAGCTACCCCCACAAGATTGATGGTGATCGAGGTGATCAAGGGACGTTGGTTTACATCCACGGCGATCGCCGACGCTGGACTATTAACCGTGACCTCCTTTACCCCCTCAAGACTAAGGGCGGCAATGATTTGTGATGGCACAATGTCACGCCCCAACTGTCCAGAAATCTCGGTGGCATAGGCTTGGGCGGCGGCATTCAGATCGGCGGATAGTTGTTGACCATCGGCACTGGAAAGCAGCGTCACGTTTACGGATAACGCTTGGCTGACGTTCTGAGGCGAGAAAACTTTTACCGTGTCCGTCAGCGGGCGGCGATCGTTACGGTCAAGGGCGGCGATCACCTTCGAGATAATTTCCCCACTAGGCAAGCCCGTTTTCGTGAGGACGTAAACCTCCACAAAGAAGCGAGTAAGCTGCACATAGGGTTTCGCCGTCGCCGCTAAAACTTCCAACGGGACCGAACTCATGTCGATGTTGTAGGGAGAATTTTGCACCAAGTCAATAAAAGCCTGTGCGTTCTGTTCTGCTAAAACATTCTGCTGGGCAATCCGCTCGTCATCATCCAGCGATCGCACTGAAACGTTTGTGATCGAGGGGTCGGCACTCAGTACCAAGAATCGGTAAGCATCCCGACTCCCTGCGGTGTTCAGAGCGTTCAAGCCTAACTTGATGCGAGTGCGATAGGCTTCATCCCCTTCGGCATCCCCACCGGAATTTGTCACGGAAATATTGGTCACACTGGCAACGTTCGACACCTGATCAAACAGACTATTCACCTGTCCGACTGCATAGCCATTCGCCGCATCTCCGGTCACGGTGGCGATCGCCTCCCCTTGCCCCGTGAGGTCACCAGCCAGAACCACAACGTTATTCAACAGCTCAAATAAAAACTGAGAATCTGCCGTCCGAACCCTTGTCCCAATGGGAATCAAAGTAGCGTTCGGGCTGACAGTGGCGAGGGTAAATTCTAGGGTTGTAAGCGCGGCTTGTGGTTCCAAGCGTGGAACACCGTAGCCATCCCCCAACTGATCGAGGTTTGCACCCGTCGCAAAATTAACAAGGGTCTGCTCCCCTGCAAACTGGACTCCTTGCTTGGCGATCGTGGCGGCTTGGGCGAGATATTCAATCAGTAGACTTTCAACCTGCGCGGGAAATACCTCCCGTCCGGTTAGCTCGGTAAATTGAGCGGTAAAAGCCAACTGATCTGCTTGCGCGTCTGGCACTGCGTAAATGGGGTCTGGAAGGTTCATGCCGTCACCACCGTTTGATTCAAAATACCGCCCGTTTTTAGTCGCCAATCCAGATAAAGATCGACTTTGCCATAGTCGTTATTGCTATTGAAATCAAGGTTTACTTTTACAATTTCCACCCGTGGTTCCCATGTCAAAATCGCCTCGTAAGTCGCCGCAATCAATCGAGGACCGATCGCCGTTTGGGGTAAATCGACAAGGCTCGGAATATCGCTAGCAAAATTTGGGCGGTGGGGGATACTGCCCTTTGGCGTAAGTAAAATGATTTGAATACATTGAGCAATATCGTCAAGACCTTCCAGCACCACCCCATGCGTAGAGAGGGATGGCGACCAGTAACCGCTTTGAATATTGCTGAGAACTTTTGCTGCAGACACTAAAATAGTGTGATTTATATACTCCCCAAATTATGCCTCAAGTAGCGAGAATTGGCGACAGCATTGACCACGGCGGCACGATTATTGAAGGCTCACCAGACTGTAACTGCAATGGTTTGGCGATCGCCAGAGTAGGAGACGCGGTAATCTGTGACATCCATGGGGCGCAAACGATCACCAGTGGCATTGACTCTGTTCCGGTGAATGGGCAGGCGATCGCCGTGGTGGGTAGTTCCGTTTCCTGTGGCGCAGTGGTGACGACCGGATCACCGGATGTTAACGCGGGGTGATTACTTCAAACGATCGCTGTGATTCAAGAAGGACTATCCATGCTGTTGCGGTCAATTTAAACAAGAAAAAACCGCCCATGATTGAGCGGCTGGTGATTTATTTGGTGACGGGTTCCAATCCTAAATGTATCTCCCCATTAATAAATGATTCTTTGTAGGTGCCTGCCTCTTGCTCTGTGAAAAGCTTCCCCGTGAACTCCCCATTGATGTAGTCATATTCCGCAAAAGCTGCCCACGCGGGAACTGTGCCATTAAATCCGTAGCTATTCATGATTTTGTCCTTTGTTTTCAATAGATTGCTTGAGTGTTTCTTTGGCGATCGCCACCGCATCCACATGGGGATTAAGTTCAATCTCCTCAAGGGCGGCACGGTA